ACTTTAAGCTGCTAGGATCTTATCGATCTCGTTAACTTCAGCCTTCAACGCTTTGGCGTCGACCTTCTTTGAAGGTGCATCGCCGTGCGTCTCACGCAATTTGTAAGGAACGAAGGGCTTGCCTCTGATCTCCTCAATAATACCTACAGTCGCTGTATATAGTTCCATTGCTGCACTGTATTCATCAATCAACCGATCTCGCTCTGAGCGTAAACGGTTTATTTCGTTGGCTGTAATCTCGTTGTCTTTATCCTGACGCTGCGCGTCTTCTAAAGACACTTTGATTTCGCCAAGCCTCCGCTTAATGCCTGAGCACTTATGCTTATCCTCACCATTGCTAGTAGTAAACCAGTAAGTTGATTGACTGTTAACTCGGCTATTGATGGCATTAGCTATGGCATTTAATACGCCATATTGTAAGCCGCTATACCGATTGATCGTATAGGTACTTCGTCCCTCTATACTCTCAACTGATGTTAATGATGCCGCAAGATTAGCAATCAATTCAACGTCTGACATAGGGTCATTGTTGGCTAAAGCTTCTTCAATACAGTTCTTATATATAGTCATTTTTAAAATCCTTGTTACAAAATAAATAATTTACACTAAACCCGACCCGCATTGGAACGGCCAAAGAAGGACGGGGTAATCTAACCCTCTGTCACGCCTCAATCGCGCTTTGCGCGGCTTGAAGTTCACACGCGCAGCCTTCGGCTAGACGCGAATGCGGCTGCGCGCACGACCCCTTTATGGGGTTGTGAACTTTTGAGGCTTGACGTAGAGAGGGTTGCCCCGTCCTTCGTGGCTGTTCCAATCCCCTACACATAATATCATTACATTCTATTATGCGATAGGGGGGTTTGGGGGGACAGCGCAATGTCCTCCCCATGCATCAGGGATTGAAGCCCTTTAGGGTCGAGACTTTAGGCTCGATATACGAAAGCCCGACCCCCCTTGTGGGGGTGATGCCCAAATTGTGCGTTGACAAAGCCCTTTTCTGCGGTGCTATAAATGGGGGGAGAGAGGGAGAGGGGGGCTTACAGAGGATAAGACATGGCTAACATCAAGGTAAGGGAATGCACACGCAGACAAAGACTTTTAGTTGAAGCGTTTGTAGCAAATGGCGGTAATCTCACAAAAGCTGCACATGAGGCAGGATACGCTGACGGTAACAGTGGAAGAGTATCAGCATACAAGGCTATGAAAACTCCTCATGTGCAACAGTACTTAATGCAAGCAATGTCTGAAGCTTTTGGAATGCAGGCTGCGAAGGCGCTCGGCAAGATCTCACAGTTATCAGGCAATGCGAAATCAGAGTATGTACAGCTAGAGGCGAGCAAAGATCTGTTAGACCGAGCAGGCTTCAAGCCGATAGATAGGTCACAAGTGCAGGTCGCAGGGGATATACATGTGACGATAGATTTAGAATGAGTGCTAACGCACACACTATGTTTCACAGCTATACGCTGCGCGTCACGCTGCTCAAAGCCTCTGCAACATGACACACTCAGGACAACGCTGTGCTACGGGGTGGGGTCAAAAACGAAACAACTACTTTGCTATGGGGTCACATACAAACATTTTTTTCTTGAAAGGTTCGTTATGAGAAAAATACACAAGAGTCCGACAGGTGGGTTAACTCCAGAGGGTCGAAAATATTTTAAACGCAAAGAGGGTGCGAATCTCAAGCCTCCTGTTAAAAGTGGTACGAATCCACGCAGAGTTTCTTTTGCTGCTAGGTTTGCAGGAATGAAAGGGCCAATGAAAGATGAGAAGGGTAGGCCAACTAGGAAAGCATTGGCATTGAAGAAGTGGGGCTTTGGCAGTGTTGCGGCTGCTCGAGCGTTTGCAAGAAGGAATAAGAAAACATGAGTACAGTAAATAGTGCAGGGGTTTACACAAAGCCCAAATTGCGTAAAAGTTTATTTCAGCAGATAAAGGCAGGTACTAAAGGCGGTGGTGCAGGTCAATGGTCTGCTAGGAAGGCACAGATGCTTGCAAGGGTTTATAAAGCTAGAGGTGGAGGATATAAGTCGTGAAAGCTCCACAACGTTCTTTAGTTAACTGGGGTAAGCAGAAGTGGAGAACTAAGAGTGGTAAGCCTTCTACGCAAGGTCCTAACGCGACAGGGGAGCGTTACTTGCCTGCTAAAGCTATCGCTGCTCTTAGTGATTCTGAGTATCGCGCTACAACCAGAGCCAAACGAAAGGGTAAGGCAAAGGGTAAGCAGTTTGTGGCTCAACCGAAAAAGATTGCTAAAAAGGTAAGGAGATATAGAGATGCCTAATGTAAACGGAAAGAAGTTCCCATACACAGCAAAAGGAATTAAAGCTGCTATGGCTGCTTCTAAGAAGAAGAAACCTAAGAAAAAAACTAAACAAGCTAAAAGCTTGATGAAAGCGAGTTACAGCTAATGGCATGGTATTTAACTAGCGGTGAATTGTACACTGGCGAAACTCACGTTCTAGCAGGTATAACTTATAGTGGTAAGACAAGAACTCCTGAGTCTCGCAGATTGGTGGAAGGGCCAGAGCCTAAGAGAGCCAGAAGCTCCAAGGGCAGACTCAAAGGTGATGACCCTTCTACACCAGATGTAAACGAAGCATACGAGAAGCCAGAGTGAGTTTTATTAGTACGCTTTCTCAGCAGGATTTAGATTTGTTGAGGGGTATTGTTAGAAAGACTCACCTTGCTCATGTTGAGCAGAAGATAGGTGTTTCGGATAAAGAGTGTGACAAGCTTATCGAAAGCATTGGCCCAGAAGTTGTAGAGCGAATGATTAGGTTTGGCGTAGAAAAAGGATTTAGATAGTGCCTGATATAAAAGATACATTGCCTAAAGGTAAGAATGGCAAAGTTCCAAGTTGGTTATTAAGAGCATTGAATCCTAACAACCCAGAAACAAAAGGTAAGGAAACAATACGCTCAAGCTCAAGTGAATATAATGGTAAAGAAATATTATATCCTACTATAAGGTTTGTTAAAGGAAAGCTTGTTAGATATTCTGATAAGGCTGCTAGACAGATTGCTATTGATAGGGGCGACTATATTGAGTTTAATTCTCCTGCTGATGCAACAAAAGCTTCTAAAAAATTTAGTAGGCTTATAGGCCAAATGCGTGACAATTGAATTTAAATATAAACCTGATGGTGATGTTCTTAAATCTTTTATGAAAGACAACACATTCTTTCGTGGAGTGCGTGGTCCTGTTGGTTCTGGTAAGTCTGTTGGCTGTTGCGTTGAAATATTTAGACGCGCTCTTATGCAAGAAAAGAATGCTCAAGGCTTAAGGCGTAGTCGATGGGCTATCATAAGAAACACAAATCCACAACTTAGAACAACTACTATAAAGACTTGGCTTGATTGGTTTCCAGAATCAGAGTGGGGTAAGTTTACTTGGTCTGTTCCTTATACACATCACATTAAAAAGGGAGAGATAGACTTAGAGATTATCTTCTTAGCTCTTGATCGACCCGAGGATGTAAAAAAACTTTTATCCCTCGAACTCACTGGCATTTGGATAAACGAAGCCAGAGAAATACCAAAGAGTATTATTGATGCATGTACTATGAGGGTTGGGCGATTTCCTTCTATGCGTGATGGCGGTCCAAGTTGGACAGGTGTTATTGCAGATACTAACGCACCAGAGGAAGATCACTGGTGGCCTATCATGTCAGGTGAAGTGCCAGTACCAGATCATATTCCTAGAGAGCAAGCCAAGATGCTAGTCAAGCCTGATAACTGGCGATTCTTTACTCAGCCTTCTGGTATGAAAGAAGTCTATAATGAGGATGGTGAAGTAGAGAGCTACAAGCCAAATAATCAGGCTGAAAACATTTCTAATATGCTAGACAGCTATTATCCTAATCTAATACAAGGTAAAACTAAATCTTGGATTGATGTTTATGTAATGAATAAGCTAGGCTCTATCCAAGATGGAAAGCCAGTGTACCCTATGTTTGTAATGGAAACCCATGTTGCTAAAGAAGAAATACCTGTTGCCGCAGGTTATCCTTTGTATGTTGGTATAGACTTTGGGCTTACTCCTGCCGCAGTTCTTGGTCAGAAGATAAGAAACAGGTGGCTTATACAATCAGAGATTGTTGCTTTTGATATGGGCATAGTTAGGTTTGCAGAGGTTCTTAGAAATGAAATTGCTACAAGGTTTTCTCAGGTTTCCGATGTCTATATATACGGTGATCCAGCAGGTGATTTTAGGGCGCAAACGGACGAATCTACCCCTTTTCATATACTTAGAGGTGCTGGTCTACGCGCATTTCCCGCCCCGAGCAATTCGGTGGATCTCCGACTTGAAGCAGTACATTCGCAACTTAACAAAATGACAGAAGGCAAACCTGCATTTTTAATTGACCGTAGGTGTTCTCAGCTTATTAAAGGGTTCGATGGTGGCTATGCTTACAAACGTATGGAGGTAAGTGGTGAGCGATATGCAGATAAGCCTGATAAAAATATGTACTCTCACATACACGATGCATTGCAGTATTTAATGTTAGGCGCAGGAGAAGGTAGAGCATTGATGAGCAATCAAAAACCTTCTCATGTTGTAGTTGCCAAAAGAAATTTTGATGTGTTCAACGGTAGGCCGATGCCAAAACAATCGGGGTGGTCCAGAATTGTGCGTTGAACTTTTTATAGTTTTGTGTTTATCGGTAGATAACAAGAGGGGTTTACTATGTGTATAGGTAGAAAAAAAAGCGCACCTGCAACAGATACATCTACATCTACAACTACTACTACAACAACAACTGGACCAAACACAGGAACAGGTGTAACCACTGACGATGATCCAAATGCTGTAATTGGCACAACCTCAGAAGATAAAAAGAAAAAACAGATTGAAGAACAGCAAGCAGAGCAAGAGCGTTTGGCGGCTGAACAATTGCGTCAAGAAAGAATTAAACGTGCAAGAGATAAACAAAAAGCATTAGCTAAACGGTTAGAAAGAATGCAGGAAGTCGGTGCAGGTAAAAAAGTTTTAACTGGAAATGAAAAACAATTAGCATTTAAAACACCTGCTTCTTTAATTAGTCCAACAGCTAGACGTGGTGGAATGGGCAGGCGTTCTCTTGTAACAGGATCAACAGGTGGTATTGGTTACTATAGCAGGTATTTATAATGCACGATAAAGAAGCAGAAAAATACTTAGCAAAGTTTGAACTTGCTAAGAACTCTAGGCAAAACTTTGTTGATGTATTTGAAGAATGCTATGAGTATGCATTACCTCAAAGAGAATCATTTTATTATGAAACTTCTGGGCAACGTAGAGATGATAAGATTTTTGATGAAACCGCAGTAGTTGGTGTTCAAGAGTTTGCATCTAGATTGCAAGCAGGTTTAGTTCCTAACTTTGCTAGGTGGGCAGATCTTACGGCAGGATCAGAAATAGATCCAAGTCAGAAAGATGCTGTTGAAAATGAACTAGATGAAATAACAGAATACATATTTGAAATACTACAAAACTCAAACTTTGGACAAGAAGTGCATGAGTCATTTATGGATCTTGCTGTTGGTACTGGTGTTCTTTGTGTAGAAGAAGGCGATGCTGTAAATCCTATCGTGTTTCGTGCTGTTCCATTACCTCACGTAGTTTTAGATACTGGTCCAGATGATAGAGTAGATCATGTGTATCGAGAACGAAGCACTGTTAAGAATATGCATATACCAATTATGTATCCTGATGCAGAGCCAGATCAAAAAGTATTGCAAAGAATACAAAGAGATCCTGATGGTAAATGTAAATTACTTGAGGTTGTTTGTCGTAACTATGCTTCTCCTAATGTTGAAGCGTATGATCATTTTGTAATTGATGTATCTTCCAAAACAATGATAACTCAAAATTATTTTGAGGGCGTAGGTTCTAATCCATATGTTTGTTTTAGATGGTCTACGTGTGCAGGTGAAGTGTATGGGCGTGGTCCTTTGTTCCAAGCATTATCTGCAATTAAAACAACTAATGCTATTGTAAGAATGACTCTTGAGAATGCACAAATGGCAATCTCTGGCATTTATCAAATGGACGATGATGGTATAATTAACCCTGATACTATTAATCTCGTCCCTGGCACTATAATACCTAAGTCACCGCAATCCGCAGGCTTGCAACCAATACAAGCAGCAGGACGATTTGATATTGGCGATTTAGTTCTTAGCGATCAACGTTTCAATATTAAGCAAGCTTTATATAGTGAAATGCTTGGTGATCCTAATAAAACACCTAAGTCTGCAACAGAAGTAGCTGAACGTATGGCAGATCTATCAAGACGTATTGGATCGTCATTTGGCAGACTACAAGCTGAACTTGTGCAGCCTGTTCTTCAAAGAGTAGTTTATATTCTTAAGAAGCAAGGGCGTATTGAAATGCCAACAGTTAATGGTAGAGAAGTCAAGGTTCGATCTGTTTCTCCATTAGCACAAGCTCAATCTAATCAAGACATTCAAGCTATTTCTAGGTTCTTAGAAACCATTAATGGATATTTTGGGCAGGATGTAACTAACCTATTAATAAGCTCAGAAGATACTGCTATGTACCTTGCGGCAAAATTTGGTATACCAGAAAGCTTGATTCGTGACGAAGAAGAACGTAATAATCTAGTTGCAATGATGCAGCAAATGCAACAACAGCAACAGATGGAACAACCGATTGCCGCAGAGTAAGTATTTAGGACTTGATGGTTTAGCCAGAGAAAAAACAGAAGAAGATATTATTTCTGTAAACATGGCACAAGTATTTTCTAATCCAACAGGTGAAGAAGTTCTAAAATATTTACGAAGTGTTACTATTGAAATGGTTGGTGGTTCTAGTATTTCAAATGATGAACTTAGGCATCTTGAAGGTCAACGATATATTGTTGGCTTGATTGAGCGTCATATTGCTAGAGGACATAGGAATAGATCTAATGAGTGAAGAAACAGAAACAGTTGAAGCAACAACAGAACAAACAGAATTGCCGCCACAAGAGGAGCGTGATTTTGTTGTAGCAGAAGATCTTGAGCAGCCAACAGATGAAAGACCTGAATGGTTACCTGAGAAGTATAAAACAGGTGAAGATCTTGCTAAAGCTTATAAAGAATTAGAAGCAAAACTTGGTGGCAAAGAAGAAGATATACGAGAGCAAACATTAAAAGAAGTTGAAGAAATTGCTTTTAAAGACAGGCCAGAAACATCAGGAGACTATGAGCTTCCAGATTATATTGATGATGAATTAGCAGCAGATAACCCATTATTAAAGTGGTGGTCAGAAACATCTTGGGAGAATGGTTTTAGTCAAGACGAATTTGAAAAAGGTTTGAAGATGTACTCTGATGGTTTGACCGCAGATATACCAGACTTTGATGAAGAAATGGGTAAGCTAGGTGATAATGCAACTTCAAGGGTAGAAGCAGTAGGCTTGTTTTCTTCCCAGTTCTTTGAAGAAAAACATCAAGCAGCACTTGATGGTTTAACATCTACAGCCGCAGGTGTTGAAGTTCTTGAGCATATTATGGAAAAAATGAAAGGCCCATCTATTGCTGCTACTTCTGAATCTCCAGAAAAACTTAGTGAAGATATACTAAGGCAAAAAATGGCAGACGAAAAGTATTGGCATCCTGCTAAACGTGACCCTGCTTATGTAAAAGAAGTTCAAGAAGGTTGGTCAAAACTTTATGGATAGAGTTTTATTTCAATCTGGTGAAACAAAGATTGTTGAATCAATCTTAGAACATGCACCACCGATTGCAGATAAAATGAGATCTTCTGATAAGCGCGAGTGTAGGATTATGGGCTGCTCGCCTTTACAAGCGTTGATTGTCCCAATGCTTGATAAGACATCATACAACCTTACAATTATTCACAAGGATAATCCTGTGGGTATTTGTGGGGTTGTTGATGTTACTCATGATCCTGATATGCGTATAGGTAGAATATGGTTTCTTGCAACAGATGAGTTAGAAACATTTAAGTCTAAGTTTCTTAGGTGGTGTCCTGTTGTAATTGAAGAACTATCGCAGGGCTTCGACTATGTTGAAAACATTGTGCCAGTAGACAATCATAACACTGTTGAGTGGTTAAAGTTCTGTAAATTTTCTTTTAATGAGAAAACAGTAGAAATTGAAGGTCATGAGTTTTTTCATTTTGTGCGTTGCGTTTCTGAGAAAGGTAATGTTAATTCAAAGGCATTACGACCCGTGATGCACTGATTGGCCCGAAAGGATACCCAAGTTGATGTGAGAGTAGCGGACACTCGTAGCAATTGTAAACTTAATTTAGGACTGTAAAAATGGCTAATACAATAGACCAAGCCTTTATAAAGCAGTTTGAAACTGAGGTTCACATGGCGTATCAGCGCATGGGTTCTAAGCTACGGAACACTATTCGCTCTACAAATGTCTCAGGATCAACTGCACGCTTCCAGAAAATAGGCACTGGAACAGCATCAACGAAATCACGCAATGGTAATGTAACTCCAATGGAACTTGCACATACCAATGTCGAAGTATCAATGAGCGACTTTTACGCTGCTGAATACATTGATAAGCTTGATGAGTTGAAAACAAATATCAATGAAAGATCGGCTGTAACTCAATCTGCTGCTGCTGCATTAGGTCGTAAGACTGATGAAATTATTGTAGCTGCAATGGACGCAGGCGCTAACTCTACTCAAATACATGATACGAATTCTGCTCTTGGTAAAGCAGACTTGCTTACATTGTTTGAAACTTTTGGTGCTGCTGATATTCCCGAAGATGGTCAGCGTTACTTAGTAATGTCTCCACAAGGGTTTGCAGATCTTTATAACATTACAGAGTTTGCTTCATCTGATTTTGTTGGTGAGCAGAACCTACCGTTTGCAGGTGGCATTACAATGAAAGAGTTCTTAGGATTTAAGATCTTTTCAACAAATGCTGTCTCAGGTGGTAAGAACTTTGCTTATCATACAACTGCAATTGGTATTGGTATCAATTCGGATGTGCAAACTGAAATTAACTATGTTGCTGAAAAGGTTTCACACCTTTCAACATCAATGATGTCAATGGGCGCAGTAGCTATCGATGATAACGGTATCTACGAAGTCCTAGACAATAACTAAGGAGGAGATCTAAAATGGCTTATAGTGCAAGTGGTCTTACTCGTATCGGTGGCGATTCAAATGGAAGCGTGTGGAGATATTCTACTACAGACGCAATTGCTGCTGTAAACTCAGCAGGTTACTTTAACAGTGCAGCTAATATGCTTTCTGTTCGTGACTTGATTATTGTTTGCGATACAAACACTCCAACAACTAATTTTTGTACTGTGCTTTCTAACACTGGTACAGTTGTTGATGTATCGGATGGTACTGCTGTTGCGGAAACAGATGGTGACTAATTGAGTGGGGGCGAAAGCCCCCCTCTTTACATAGGGGTTTAGAATGGCATTAAGTACACCTGCTAATAGTCCAATAGATATTTGTAGTCGTGCGCTTATTTTGGTTGGGGCGCAACCAATTACTTCTTTTGAGGATGATACAAGTGAAGCTTTAATTGCAGGGAATATGTATGAAGATATTGCTAGATCTAATTTAGTTGGAACTAGGTGGCGATTTGCAACAGATCAGGCAGTGTTAAATAGATTAACAGATGTTCCTACTGGTCGTTTCAATGCCGCTTATCAATTGCCTGCTGATTATTTAATGGTTCATGCCGTGACTGTTAATGATAATTTAATTGAATATAAAATATACGGTAATAAAATATTTTGCGATGCTAATGTAAATGATGAGCTTGTTGTTGATTTTACATACCGAGCGCAAGAAAATGATTGGCCTTCTTATTTTTCTGTAGTGGTAGAATACGCAATGGCTGTTGTCTTTGCTACATCACTAGCTCGAGATCAAAGTATGTCTCAGCTTATGGAAACACAGTTCCAGAAACTATCTGCAAAAGCCAGATCATTAGATGGACAACAGCAAAGCACAAATAAACTTGTTACATCTAGGTTATTAACAACAAGGTTAACCTAATGAGAAAAGTAAAAGTACCCTTAACTAATTTCCAATACGGAGAAATTAGTCCTTCTCTTATATCAAGAACAGACTCTGAGATATACAATTCTTCTGCACAACGTATGAAGAATTTTTTTATAAGAGCAGAAGGTGGTGTCCTTAAACGTGGTGGTTTTCAAGCCTTACATAAGTTTTCAAGTGTAACTGTTGATAATACAAAGCGTCAGCAAATACGATTGTTTCCGTTTATTTTCTCTGATGATGAGCAATATGTTGTTGCAATGTCTAATAATAAATTAGAAATATTTTTTATTGATCCTTCAACTGGTGCTTTAAGTTTAGTTACAACATTAACACAAGATACCGATAGCGTAGCATTACCATTTTCTGAGAATATATTACATGAGATAACTTTTGCTCAAGGTGGCGATGTATTATTTCTATGTCATAATTCTTTTATGTGTCGGCAGCTTGTAAGAACAGGACTTAATAGTTTTCAAGTTGAGTTATATGTATTTCAACAAGAAGCAGGTGGAGCAAGAATACATCAGCCATATTATCATTTTCAACCTTTTGGTGTTACTCTTAATCCTGCGGCATCAACTGGTAATGGCGTTACAGTAACAACAAGCCAAGCTTATTTTGATACAACAGGTTCACAATCTGGTGGCAACTACCCAAATTCTAAACACGTTGGGGTTTCATTAAGGTATCATGACTCTGAGTTGTTTATTACTTCTGTGCAATCAACAACGCAAGCAACAGTCAATATAGTTGACACTCTTAGAGTAGAACTTGCGGCAGATGCTTTAAGAACAGTAGATGGTTCTACTGATGTAGAAATAACTCAAATCAATCATGGCATGAGTGTTAATAATAGTATTACAATTGAAGATGCAGGAAGTGTTGGTGGTATTGCTGCTAATCAAATCAATGGCTCAAGAACAATTAACAGAATTATTGATGAGAATAGATATAAAATAACTGCTGGCGCTGCCGCTAATGCATCAGAAGATGGTGGAGGTTTTCCAAAGATTGTAACCCATGCGCCATCAACTGAGTGGTCTGAACAATCTTACTCTGCTGTTCGTGGTTTTCCTGCGGCTGTTGGGTTTCATGAAAATCGACTTTGGTTTGGTGGTACACTATCACAACCAGATTTTGTTTGGGCAAGTAAAACAGCTTTGTATTATAACTTTGATCTAGGTACTAGCGCAGCAAATGATTCTATAGAACTTGTTGCTAGTATTGGTGAAATAGGAACTATTAGACATTTTGTTTCTAATAGAGACATTCATATTTTTACAGCTTCTTCTGAGTTTTACATACCTACATTTCAGAACGAACCTATAACTCCACTCAATGCTCAGATGAAACGTCAAACAAACTTTGGCGCAGGATTTGTAAGACCAGAACCTTTTTACGGTGCTACTGTATTTAATCAAATTGGCGGCAAGATGATACGTCAATTTGTTTATGATGATACTGAGAATGCATATAAGTCTGACCCTATATCTGTATTATCATCGCATTTAATTAATGATCCTGTGCAAATGTGTATTGTTGCAGGTGCAGTAAATACATCAGAGTCATTTATATTTATTCTTAACTTCACAGGTGATCTTGCGGTTTATAATGTAAACAAACTAGAGAACCGAGCAGGGTGGAGTAACTTTGTGACTGATGGATCATTTCATTCTATTATGTCTATTGAAAGCAGAGTGTTTGCTGTAATCAAATATGATTTAGGTGCAGGTACAGAGCAGTTTGTTCTTACTGAACTTAATGCAAATATGAATATTGATAATGCTAATAACTATACTGGAACAGCAGGCGTGTTCAATGTATCTAACTTTTTTGATAATGGTGCTGTTGTTGATGTAGTTAGCTCAACAGATTATCTTGGCCAGTTTACTGTAGCTAATGGTAATGTTGATGTTAGTGCTGTTGATTCTGCGTTGACTTCTTGTCAGGTAGGTTTTGGTTTTGATGTAGAGTTAAAATCTAATCCTATTGATATAGGCATATCTACTGGTCCTCTTACTGGTGAACCAAGAACAATTGGTAAGGTAATATTAGATTTAAACAATACATTATCTGTATCAGTTAATGGAACAAAACTATTTATAAGAAAAGTAAATGATGATTTTGACCAGATACGACAAGCTGTAACTGGTAAAAAAGAATTCTATTTATTAGGGTATAACAGAGATCCTCAAGTTACAGTTACACAAACTGCACCTTTAGGAATACAAGTAAACAGTATTATAGCGGAGGTTACATTCTAATGCCCCCATGGTTATTACCTGCCATTCTTGGTGTAGGCACCGTTGCATCTATATCTGCTCAAAATAAAGCAGGTAAAGCATCTGAAAGAGAAGCTAAAATAAGAGAAAACGAATATCGTATTGATAAGAAGATGGGTAAAGCCGCAGCTTATCAAAGACATTCGGATAGATTGCGTGAACTAAATGACGCAAATAATAGTAACGAAGCTTTGTTATTAGGTTTTAATAACAGAGAGATAACCAATGTAGCTGCATTTTTCAAAGCACAAGAAGATATTGCTAAACAAGATATAAAAAATATTGATCTTATGATGGATATAGAAGCAAGCAAACGTGATGTGCAAGGTGCAGCCGCCAGAGCGCAAGGTAAATCTGCAAGCTCTATTGCTAAAGCTAATATGATCTCAACAGCAATGACAGGTATTAGTACATATTTGATGTTTAAAACATAGGTTTATTATGGGTGTTATAAGACAAAGAAGAACTGTTCAGCTTCAAAATGCAGGTATTTCTAGAATATCTACTGGTGCAGCAGAAGCCCAAAACGCAATTGCAAAAGCAGCAGATAACCTAACTTCAATAGCAGCAGACAACATGAAGCGTGTTGCTAGAGAAAAAGGTATTGATTATGCAGAAGCTGTTGCCGCAGAAAATCTTAGAGCCTTTGATGAAAATGGTGAACCTGTTGCATTAACAGTACCGCAAAACTTCGGAACAGAAGCTGCATCTGTTTATCGTGAAGTAATTAAACGTAGATATGCTCGGCAAGTCGATGAAGATATGAGAGAAGCAGGCGCACAGTTTGCTCAAAAATATAAAGGCTCTCAAGAATTTTCAGATCAATTTAGTAATTACATTGCAAGTTATACAGATGGTGCACAGGGTAGATTTGCAGAACAGGCAAGAGCAGCAGGCACAGCGCAACTTACTTCTTTTCTTACATATAAAAAAGCAGAAGAACAAAAAGCAGCTGTTCAATTAGCTAAAGATGAATCTCTTATGCAAGCTTACAACTCATTAGATAATCTTGCTAAAATATATCAAACGTCATCATTTAGTGAAGAAAACATTGCTATAATGCGAGAGCTTGAAGCTAATGCAGAAATATCAGTAGCAAATCATTTTAGGTTAACTGGTAATATTTCAGAAAATAGAAGATTACTTAAAGAATTAAGTAATATGAAAGCATCAGCAAGAGTTCCGCATTTAATAAGTCTGTCTCAAAAATTAAGTAAGAGTCAAACGCTTGCTGTAGAAATGGCAATACGAAATCCTAGAAATATTAATTACATTGAAAGTGAAGCTATACGAAGAAAGGTTAGTCAAATACATCGTTTAGCCGCGCCTGATAAACTAGGTTCATATGCTGATATGTATAGAGATGAGAAAGCATTTCTTACAGAATTTAGCGATTTAGAATTTGATGCAAAAAATAAAAAGGACTTTATTCTTCTTGAGGAAATGTTACACAAAACTCATTCTCAAGGTGAGTTAGGTAAAACAACAATTGATGTTGCTAATGTTATTGAACTGCAAAGAAGTGTTTTTGATAGTACGCCAGAGTCACTAGAAAAATTTGAATCACTTGCATTAGAACAAATAATAAAAAGTTTATCTTCAGATTTGCGAGGTCTTGGTGCGGCTGATGCTGATGGATTATCTTCAGAAGCTGTTGATTTATTAAAAACTGCTATATTATCAGAGGATTTTAAAGGTGGCACTGCTAGTATTCGCAATAAATTAAGTAAAGAATTTGGTGAAGATATATTTAAGATTATTGCAGAGTTAGAAAATACTTTTACAAGATCTCAACGCGAAGAAATTGTGTCAGGACTTGGAACACAGCTAACAGGTTACACTGCTTTATCTAAAATAGATAGCGATGAATATACGGCAAAAATGGAGATAGCTTCTCAAGAGCTAACAGTTTCTGTTTTGGCAAAGTTAGATTATTTAACAAGTACTTCAGCGCAAGGTGATACTGCAAATAGAAGAAAAATATTAGAAGAAGTTACAAAAGAAATATATAATACATTGGATGAGCGCACTGGTGCGTTAGTTGCAAATACAGATCTTATTTCAAAATTATCAAGAGCAACTGCTGCTTTCCCCGAAGATGCAAAAAGAAAGATAGCAAAATCATTTGAAGCATCATTTAATGAACAGCAGCAAAATCTAATTGAGAGAGTAGCATCATATGATGGAAGTGGATCACCTGCTATACTATTAAATGATTTGCAACGATTTCAAAATATGGTTTCTATGAACAGGCCATATTTTGATCCAAGTAAACAACGGACTTTTCTTGGTAAGATAAATGAACTCCGAGCTAATATTCAGAAAAAAAATAAGAGTGCTGTTGCTTTAACAGAACAATCAGAAATACTTTCTGAGCTTTCAGATATTGAAAACAAATCATTAAGCACAGAAGAATCTGTTAACCTTAGATCAGTAGATGCTTTAAGAAATAAAATAATAAAGTATTCAGAAAAATATCCTGAGCATATGGGCGCAGCAACAAAAGAAAAACATTTAGCTGCATTAAATTCTTATACTCAAGCAGACGTTCTTGGATTAGCGCAGCAACAGTTTAATGCTATTACTGGTGGTAATGGTATGCCTTTAAATGCTTTTAATGAATTTGAAAATTATATTAATGCAGGCAAACGTGATCCATATAAAAACAAACCACAACTTAATGAACTTGTTAATAGTCTTATTGAAGTAAAAGAAACACCAAATATGACAACAGTATTTAATGCTGTTATGCAAGATATAAGAGATCAATCAACTGCTGCTAGTGCTGAGTTTTCTAAAAAATTAGACATAAATAATTCTATTTATAATGTTGAAAATATAGGTCCAGTTTCTGATAAAGCAGATGTGGAAAGATATGTTGATGCAAAACTTAGACCTCTTGTTTCTAATCTACCAGACGGTTCACCAATAAATTTTAAAGATCCATCTTTATATTTTGATCCTACTGGTAAGCCAACTGAGTTTCATGACGAACTTATGACAATGGCAGGATATGGAGTATTGCCAGAAGGTTTTGCAGATATGTTTAATGCTGCTGCAATGCGTGGAGGCGTAGGGCTAGACGGTGAAATATTGTATTCATTTTTTAAATCATTTACAAATTCACAAAACAATTTAAACAGAACAAATTTGCTTGCGATTGATGGGCCTAATACTTTATCTGCAAATACTAAAGCTGTATTTGGTACAGCCATGATGTTATATGAAGCAGGGTTTTTAGATACACCAAATGACGCACTTGCTGCTGTTGTTGATAGGTATACTGATGTAACGCCAGAACAAATTCTTTCAAATTTAAAACAAAAATTAGAAGGCACTTCATTAGTAGATTATATTAATGATGCTTATGAAGGTGCAGATACAACAACAATCAATGAACTTAAAACTGTTGCTATGTATATGGAACCCAACATTACAACAGGTGATGATTTAAAAGAATCTTTAAATAGATATTTATCTTCTATGTACTTTCCAGATGAGCGAATGCTTGGTGCAGGAGGCTATGGACCAAAGGGAAATAGGTATCATAAAAATAGTAGAATAAAAAGATTAGGTTCTGTTGACCAAATGGACAGGATGGATAAAGATATTGCTAATGAAATTATTTCTACATTTAGCTCAGAAGAATATAGAAAGTATATTCAATTAGAACCGAAATACAAACTACCAAATAATCAAGTTACAATTATTGATAATTTAATTAACACAGGTGTTTCTATTGCAGCTAAAATGGATGGGCTTAATTTAACTTTTGGATATGAACCTGATTACTCTAACCCAGATAAACTATATGTTAAGATCAAAGATGAAACAGGTGCATTCCGACAGCACATGATAAGTGAAACCATAACATTTACAGATGAACGTGGTGATCCTATAACAACAATAACTGAATTTCCTATGATAGTTGATTTAAATGACTATCTTACACCAACACCTCTTGTTGGGTTTTACTACAATCAATTCCGAACATATGCAGCAAATTCTCCTAATGGAAACTATGAAGGTTTTTTAGCAGAAGATCCAAGTGATTATAAAATAGTAGCAGCTGCCAAAAAATTATTTAGACAAGAAGAAAAAGAATATACAGACGAAACTATGGACGCTTATGAAGCTCATGCATTTGCAATGAACCCTGAGACTATCCAAGATAATCGCGCAGAATTTGATAGACTTGTTAAAATAGGTATGATTCCTAAAGAACATTTGCCATACTTTAAACCATTTATGGAATAGTAAATGTCTGATTCGATAACAACACCACCATTACGGCAAGCGTTTCCTCCAAATAAAATTGGATATCAGTTAAAGAATGATCCGAAGTTTACTGAAACTTTACGCGCTAATATAGAAAAAAGATTTATTAATCCTTATAATGAAACAATTACTAATTCGTCATTACCTCCATTACCTGATCCTAATTTTAATTATGCTGATTATCTTGCAGAACGTGGTATCCCTCTAACTTCATCAAAAGGTAAATACGTTGCAAGATATGCTCAAACAAAAGAAAGTTCTGATGCAGCTTTAGAGCGTTATGAAAAACAAATACATTATCAAGAAGTTTTAGAAAGATCTGGTTTTTTAAATTTAGTTGGTTCTGATCCATTGTTTTGGGGCGAAGTAGCTACTGGTACTAAACTTTTAAGTATGGCAGGCAAAGAAGTAACAAAGAAAATTGTTGCTGATTCTATTGAAAATGGTTTGGAACTTGGTGTTCAAAGATCATTGCTAGAAAAAAACTTACGAGGAACAATAGCACCAACTGCTTTTTTCGAAGGTGTTGGTAATTTATTTGATGCAACTACAAGATTGAATATGAATGAAGATGCTTCAACAGTTCTTAAACAAGAAGCATTTGATTACGCAATTGCAGTAGCGTCTGCAACTGCTGTTGGTTATGGATTCGGAAAATATAATCAAGCACAGTTTGAGAAACAAGAACTTGTTAAGCGCAGATATGATATTGCGAGAAACAATGCAAAAGAGTTTATGGGAGGTATAAATTCTAAACCAGATAATCCATGGACAAAATCAAAAGACAGGGAAATTGTAAGCTATGGTCCTGATGTTGAGCCACCACCAAAGTTTGCTGACGAAGATGTAGCTTATATGGGTGAATGGTTTACTAATACTATTTTTTATAAAGCATTACCAACGCCAATGAAAACATGGATAATGTCTAATGCTCCTGCTGCAACTAAAACAAGGTTTCTCAGACTAGCCAATGATGGTGGTGTTGGATTTAAATTTAACCAATTAGGTGACGGAGTTGGTGAGTCTGTAGCGCAAGAAGCCGCAAAGCTTCAAGGTAAATGGGCAGGTGTGTGGACGGACATTCATGATCTATGGTCACAAGCAACAACGAGAGGTGGTGCTTCTGTTTTAGATGTTCAAGTTCAAAACACATTAGAAAAAATACGAAAGATAAGAGGTAAAGAAAGTTTAACTATTGATGACTTTGGCGATACACTTGTTGCGCATTATATGAATCAAACTCCTTTGAGTGAGCTAACTGCTTTAGAAAGAAAAGGTGTAGAAATATTATCTACTCATTTTAAAGAATGGGAAAAACTTCTCAATGAAGTTGGTTTGCTTGGCAAGCATGATTCAATTATTAATCAAATACAAAATGCAACAGATCAATTATCAAGTTCTAAAAGTATAATGGGCGATATATTAAAAGGTAATCGTTCTTTTTTAATTAAAGAATCTGAAAATATTAAAAAAAGAATTGCAACTAAAACAACAAAATTAGAACAGCTAAATAAAACTTTTGAAACAAGAGGTCTTACAGCTAAACAAGCAGACTTTAGAGCAAGATTAATTGATGAATTACCTGAGTTAAAAAATGCATTGCGATCTGTAAACAATTCAATAAGTACTCGCTATACATTACGCAGCATGAAAGATCTTACAAAAGTTCTTGATGATCTTAGATTAACTCCTAAACAGAAAAAAGCATTAGGTAATCTTTCTAAACATCGTGATAAGATGCAAGAAAGAATTGATAATCTTAGAGCATACCTTGATGGTCAAGCAGATTTAGGTGAACCATTTTTTCCTAGATACTTTAATCATAGAGAAATTATAAATAGACGCGACGAGTTTACAGAAATTATAAGAAAAGAATATGCTGATAATCCTTTTGTTTTTTCATACAATAGAAAAACCGAAAAGTTTGAAAAAGTACGTTTGCCAAGTGATTATGGTAGTACTTTAAAAAGAGCGCAACAAACTGTAAATAAAATTTTAGATGAAACTGACGAAGATGGTATGGTTGGAGCATACTTTGGAGCAGGAAAGTCTAAACATTTTATGCATAGAGAATTAGATATTCCTAATTCTAAGCTTAAAGATTTTATGGTTACAAATCTTAAAGATATTCTTGTAGCTTATAATTCAAAAGTTGCTCCTAAGTATGCGTTTGCAAAACAGTTTAGAAATGCTGATGGAAACCCTGCATCATTAGACGAAGTTATTGCTCAAAATACTAAAGAAATGACTGAGGCAGGTTTATCTACAAAAGAAATTAACAGGCTTAATAAAGATTTTATTGGCACATACGATAGAATTGTTGGTCGTGTTATGACCAAACCAGACTCTTTAAATACAAGAGCTGCTGATTGGTTAAGAACAGCAACACAGTGGACATATCTAGGTGGAGCAGGACAAGCAGCTATAGCAGATTTTTCTAATTTATTTTTAGATCACGAAATGAGAACTATAGCTAAAGGTGTTACTGCAAGCATAGAAGAAGGCGTTTTAAAAAGCGCAGCTAAAGAACTAAAAAGAGCAGGTGATGGTCTTGAGATGATTCAAGGACAGTTTCATCTTAAGTATATGGAAAATATAAGTTCTGATCCATTTAGAAATGCTCTTACAGATAAAATAAATCATGGGTTTTATACTTTTAATTTACTTGGCCCTGCTACATTAGCTGCTAAAAATATGGATGCATTGTTTCGAGGTCATACAATTATTGATATTGCAACAAAGAAAGCAAACAATAAAAAGTTAAGCAATTGGGAATCTGTATTTTTATCACGTTATAATATTAATGATGATATGGCTAAACGTATTGCTGCATCACCAGTAGATAAAACTAAAAATCAATTATATTTACCAAATACAGACGCATGGACAGACACAGGCGCAGTAGAAGCATTTAGATCCGCATTGCGATCAGGTGTTACTAATAGAATTATTATGGGTACACCTGCGGACAAACCATTAGCAATGAGTGGTAAGTCTTATGTACCTATGGATATAGCAAAAATGATTGGAATGAAAGAAAGTCCAAGAGTAAAAGGATATGCGGAATTAGAAAGTCCTTTGCTTGCATTACCATTTACATTTTATACTTACACTGTTGGCGCATTAAACAAAGTAACAACTAACTATGCTCAAGGTTTAGTTAGAAATAAAGCTGCTCATTTTATTATGGCTATGTTTCTTGGCTATCATATTGTTAAGGCAAGAACACCATCATGGGCATGGAATGAAATGGACATAGAAGATAAAGCATTACGCGCGTTTGATTTTTCTGGTCTTGCAGCTTTTTATTCTGATATGTTCTATCGTTCATTAGAAATGGGAATGGCTTTTGACATAGCCAATCCAACACCATTTGAGCCAAAGTTTAAACAAGATCCTGATGCTGTTGGTGGTATATCTTCTATTTTTGGCGCACCTGCTGATTATGCATATGACAATGTGCGAATGATTCAAATGTTTGCGCGAGGTGAATATGAAGAAGGCATGGAGCAAGGTGTTATGAACATTCCTTTGCTTGGCAATATGTTTATTAAAGATTTAAGAAATGATCTGAAAAATGTATTAGGTGATTTTGGCGCATCATTAGAATAAATTGTGCGAGCATTTTTGTGCGTTGAGATTATTTCTAGTTAGTTTATCTTAGCCCCAAATGAGGGCCGATTTATGACAATATCTATAGCAGACAATTCACCACGTATTTCCTACACCGTAGGTCAAGGCGTTACCCAAACTTCTTTTACTGTTCCTTTTGAATTTTTCAATAACACTGATCTTAATGTTTATGTAGATGGCACGCTCAAAACAATTACTTCTCACTACACTGTTTCGGGTGGCGATGGTTCTACTGGTACTATTTCTATGTCTGTCACAGGTGGCAGTGGTGGGTCTACTGTTGTTATTACCCGTGATATTGCCTTAGAAAGAACTACTGATTTTCCTGTTTCGGGTGCATTTAATATTGTAGCTCTTAATACTGAGTTAGATAGATTGGTTGCTATTGCTGCTGACCTTGAAGATCAGGCTAATCGTGCATTGCAACTTACAGATTTTGATGCTGCGGTGTCACTTGTCCTCCCAGAAGTTGACACTCGTAAAGGAAAGACGCTCGCTTTCAATGCATCAACAGGCGCAGTAGAGGCAGGTCCAAGTATTTCTGACACTCAAACTGTTTCTGCTGCGTCCGCTGACATAGCATTACTTGCTGATATACAAGACGGAACTACAGCAACTAATGCGATAACTACTGTTGCAAGTAATAATGCTAATGTTACTACAGTCGCAGGAATATCTTCAAATGTAACAACAGTAGCAGGTAACAATTCAAACGTAACTACTGTTGCAGGTAGCATTTCTAATGTAAATACAGTAGCAAGTAATATATCTAGTGTTAATTCAGTAGCTACAAATATTGCTAGTGTAGTATCTGTTGCTAATGATCTTGCAGAAACTGTTTCTGAAATAGAAACGGTAGCAAACGATCTTAATGAGTCTACCTCTGAGATTGATACTGTTGCTCAAAATATAGCTAATGTTAATACAGTTGGTACTGGCATTTCGAATGTTAATACTGTTGCTTCTGGAATATCTAACATAAATACAGTTGCAGGTATTGATGCTAACGTTACAACTGTTGCAGGAATAAGTAGTAATGTTAGCACTGTAGCAGGTATATCAAGTGATGTTACTGCGGTAGCAGGTGACGCAACAGATATAGGAACTGTTGCAACGAATATTTCTAATGTAAACGCAGTTGGTAGCAACATATCTAATGTTAATTCTGTAGCAAGCAATGCTAGTAATATTAACGCTGTTGCCGCTGATGCGACTGATATAGGAACTGTTGCAACAGATATTTCGAATGTTAATACTGTTGCAGGTATTTCATCAAATATTAGTACAGTTGCAGGTATAAGCTCTAATGTAACAACAGTTGCAGGAATTAGTGCAAACGTAACAACGGTTGCAGGTGATACAACAAACATAGCAACGATTGCTACAAACTTAAGTGGAACTGACACTATTGGTACGGTAGCAGGGTCAATAACCAACGTTAATAATGTTGGGGGATCAATATCTAATGTTAATACTGTTGCTAATAACCTTACTTCTGTAAATGCATTTGGTAATCAGTATGTTATTAGTGCTAGTGCGCCTAGCTCTCCTAACGAGGGTTTGCTATGGTTTGATACAACTACAGATACAATGAAAGTTTACAATGGTTCTAGTTTTCAAAACGCAGGATCAAGTGTAAATGGAACAACTAACAGAGTTAATTATGTAGTTGGCTCATCTTCTGGTTCTTACAATGGATCTACTACTGTATTCCCAGCAACATATGATGTTGGTTTCTTAGACGTATATCTCAACGGTGTGCGTTTAGATCCTGCAGATTTCACAGCAACAAATGGTTCTAGTGTTACGCTTGGTAGTGCAGCAACAAATGGTGATACAGTCGGTATTGTTGGGTATGGTACTTTTGAGTTAGCAGATCACTACAATAAAACTAATTCAGATGCTCGATATGCACAACTATCAGGAGCAACATTTACTGGTGATATAAGCGGTACAAATGCTACTCTATCTGGTTACTTACGTGGCCCATCAAGCTTTACTATTGACCCTGCAACGCATGGGGATAATACTGGAACTGTAGTTATTGCAGGTAACTTACAAGTTGATGGAACTACAACTACAATTAATAGTACCACACTTACAGTTGACGATAAGAATATTGTTATTGCTTCTGGTGCTGCGGATGCTGCGGCTGCAAATGGTTCTGGCATAACTGTTGATGGTGCAAGTGCTACTATTCTTTATCAATCATCAGGCGATAAATGGCAGTTTAATAAACCAATTAGTTTTGCTAACTGGACAATTACAGAAAGCGGTGGGTCGCTGTACTTTGCAACAGGCGGCACAAACAAAATGAAACTAGATGCAAGCGGCAACTTAGATGTCGTTGGCTCAGTTAATTCTAATGCAACAATCTCCTAGTGAAAGGACACGAAAATGGCGATTAAAGTAGGTGGAACAGAGGTAATTACTAACGCTAGGCAGCTTAGTAATATTGCTAGTGTAGATGCTACAACTGTAGCTGCGCTTGGAACAGCAGGTGTTGGTGGTGGTGGTGGTGTCTTTGATATGACTGCATCAGGGGCAATTTCGTCTGGTGATCTTGTTGCTTTAAATAGTGATGGTACTGTTAGTCCAATTACAGAAAGTATTTCACCTGCAAATCCACCTACTGAGGTAACTACAACTTCTGGATTTAGTAGTGTAGAACAGCATATTGAAACGTCTTACGATACACAATATGATAGAGTTGTTGTTGCTTTTAATCAAAGCAGTAATCCTAGAGCAGCAACTTATACAGTAAGTGGTAATAAAACTAACGCTTCTGCAACATGGAGTAGTGATATTGCGATTCAAAATAAAACCGCAAATTATGGGCCTCAACTTGTATACGATAGTGTAAATGGAAAACATATTTATGCGTGGTCTCACTATAACAGTGATAGTGATGATGGAGGTCATGTAATAGTTTTAGACGCAACAAATGCAACACTTAGTCAAGGTACGGCTGTTGATTGGCTTCCTAATCTAAGATCAGATCAATTTGATATGTGTTACGATGCTGATAATGCAAATATATATATATCATATCAATCTGATGGTGGTACAACACACATTATTGCAGGTTCAATTAGTGGAAACTCTATTACTCTTGGATCGGCTGTACAATTAGATACTACAAAAAGAAATACAGCTTGTGCATATGATCCAGATACGAATCAAATTGTTGTTCTTGCTCAAGGGCCTTCTAAAACAAAAACTTATTTTTTAACTGTAAGCGGTACAACTCTTACACTTCTATCAAATTCAAGCTCTAATGATTTAAAGAACAGTTCTAATAGTGATATAGTTACAAATTATCATAACTTAATGTATGAACCACATAATAATAAACTATTGGCATCTTATTATAATTCAACAGATGGCGGTGTTTATGTAAGTGCTGGTACTATTACATCTAATAGTATTTCTTGGGGTACTCCAAAATTAATTACTTCTTCAAATCCAGACGGTCTTGGTTCACGTGGAACTAAAATGACACTTAAAGATACAACCTCTGGTGATTTTTATTTAATATTTGAACTTCCTACAAGTCCATCTATTAAAATAGCAAGCTTAAGTTTAAGCGGTACTACTGTTTCTTTTACTGTAGGTAATTTATATGAAAAAACTTCCACAAATGGTGGAGATATTCTTTACAATCCAGACATTTCTGGAAACTTATTATTTACAAGAAGAACTTCAGGTGGCTCATTAAGAGTGCAGACCTTAAATACTGATACTACTACTTCAAATAATACTGATTGGATAGGAATTGCAGGTGAAGACATATCAGATACAGCATCAGGTGAGATAAAATTACTTGGTAGTGTTGATAGCCAACAATCAGGTTTAACACCAAAAACAAATTATTACGCACAATCAGATGGTTCTTTGGGTACTAGTAGCGCTGATAGCGCCCCACTTGTTGGTAAGGCTTTAACATCAACGTCAATTCTTATTACAAGACCAGATTAAAAAGGATAACACATGACAAAAGCAAGAGACTTAGCAACCTTAGTATCAACAGGTAATCCTCTAGCTGATGGTGCAATAACAGTCGCAGAAGTAACTGGTGCAGCAGCACTTGCAAGCCCTACATTTACTGGAACACCAAGCGCACCTACCGCATCAGCAGGAACAAACACCACACAAATAGCTACAACAGCATTTGTGCAAACAGATTTAGCCAATTTAGTAGATAGTGCGCCAGATGCTTTGAACACATTAAATGAACTAGCGGCTGCATTAGGTGATGATGCAAATTTTAGTACAACAGTAACAAACAGCATTGCAACAAAAGCTCCTACTGCTGATCCTACATTTACTGGTGATGTTACTTTGCCAGATAAGATTGTGCATACTGGCGATACTAATACGGCTATTCGTTTTCCTTCTGCTGATACAATTAGTTTTGAAACTGGTGGCAGTGAACGCTTTAGAGTTGGTTCATCAGGTGAACTTGGCATAGGCGGTGCAACCTATGGTACAGCAGGACAAGTTCTAAAATCTGGTGGTTCTGGTGCTGCACCAACATGGGGTGAGGCTGCATCAGCAGGTCCTCTCTTTGATAACTTTTTATTTAGATAAAGGAAAAGTAAAATGACAACCTTTGCATTTGTAGATCAAGAGTACACTGTAAGCTCTAATAATAACAGTTATTTAACGCCACAAAATCTTTATACCGTACCTAGCAATAAAATTGCTAAAATTAAGTTTGATGGTATGTTCGTAACTCACAACCAATCGGGTAGCTCTTCTTATGCTTTTAAAGAAGTTTCGTTTATGCTTTACTCAGACGGTACAAATGTTCATCGAAAACATATGTATGGTTTTGCTGATACTACTGAAAATAACATTCAAATGGTCTCTTTTTATAATCCAGTAGAGTATATGGGTTCTCGTCATAATAGTAATAATGGTTCTCAAAGTGCTAATTATGAATATAGTATGTTTGCACAACCTCAACATGTGGTTAGTTCAGGTACTGTAGATACTCAAATAAGTGATGCACCTACTGGTCATTATGATTTTACATCTACTAGAACAAATGGGGGCAGAGTTTATGGCCCAGGCACTTTTTTTATGAAAGAAAATGAAGTGTTAAAAGCTGTTGCTCAAGCAAATACAGATAGTAATGCTACTAAGTATTTTAATTTTCGATTGGCTGTTTTTCTAGAAGATGAATAGATATATGATTTTTCTGAGTTAGGAAAATGGATCCAGTATCTTGTGTAGCTTTAGCAACAGGGGCATACAAAACGCTACGTGCAGCTATAAGCACAGGAAAAGATATACAAGAAATGTCTGGAACTTTAGCCCAATGGGGCAAAGCATTTTCAGATTTTAGTAATTTAGAAGAACGAGAAAATAATCCACCTTTTTGGAAAAAAACATTTAAAGGTTCTGATGAAGAAACAGCTTTAGAAATTTTTGCAAATAAAAAGAAAATGGAACAAATGCGGTCAGAAATAAAAGACCATATTAGTTTTCATTATGGACCTAGTGCGTGGAAAGAAGTCTTACATATTGAAGCGCAAATGCGTAAAAAAAGAAAACAGGAGTTTTATAAAAAACAGGAGCGAATAGATGCGGCTATTAATTTTACTATTGGGTTCGTTATTTTTCTGCTCAGTGGTGGTGTCTTGTTCTGCATTTTCTATTTCCTCGGCAAATGGCAAGGACGTTGGTAACCATGTGGGTGCTATTATGGTTACAATTAGTGAGTGGAACTTTTGATCATTACCACATATCAAGTCACAGTTCTGAGGAAGCATGTAAAGAAGCGTTAAAAGAAGCTAAAGTATTAGTTACAAATACAAATAATAAAGTAGTGTGTATAAAAATTGAACGGTGACAATTACAGAATGGAAGGGAAAGTACATAATCTATGACAATAATGGTTATGTAATAATTATAACTAGGGACAAACGAGTAGCCTACAAACACGCAAGGAAATATTATGGTAGCAATCACAGCTAATTATTTAGATGAACTAAAGATCTTACCACGTTTAGCTTTTCTATGCCAAATTGTTTTGACTTGGAAAGTATGCCTTTGGTTTATGACATTAGAAGATCCAACTACACAACAGTCAGCATTTGTATCTTTAGTTACTGCTATGCTTTCTGCGTCTTTTGCGTTATGGTTAGGCAAAGAAGCCAAGACAGATAGAGGAGGATACTATGCTCCAGACACTAATAGGTCCGATAACTGAACTAGCAGGAGGTTGGTTAAATGCCAAAACCCAAGCCCAACAAGCAAACGCGAAACTCAAGCTCACCGAAGCCGAAGCCAAAGCCAAGATCCTCGTCTCCAAAGAAACCTCAGTCCAAGACTGGGAAAGGATTATGGCACAAGGTTCTCAGAATTCTTGGAAGGACGAGTGGTTAGTTTTATTATTTTCAATCCCATTGATCCTAGTGTTCACAGGTGAATGGGGTCGTACAGTCGTTGCAGAGGGGTTTACAGCACTGGAACAGATGCCTGAGTGGTATCAGTATACTTTAGGCGTTATCGTAGCCAGTAGCTTTGCAGTGCGCTCTGCGACAAAGTTCTTTAAGAAAGGTTAATCATGGCATTTAAATTATCAGAACGCTCAATGAGCAAACTCAGAGGTGTGCATCCTGATTTAATTAAGGTTGTTACTACAGCTATAACTCTAACTGATGTAGACTTTGGTTGTATCTGTGGCTTGCGTACCGAAGAAGAACAAAAAGAACTTGTAGCTAAAGGCGCAAGTAAAACCATGAACAGCTTTCATCGAAGGCAAGCTGATGGATTCTCTCATGCTGTTGATCTTATGGCTTACGTTGGTTCTCGAGCATCATGGGAAGAAACACTTTACGATAACATAGCTGATGCAATGAAAGCAGCAGCCGATCAACATGCTGTAGATATAACATGGGGTGGCGCTTGGCAGGTGAATGAAGAAATCAGATGGTTAAACATAAGAGATTGGGGTGGCAAAATGGAAAACGCTTCCCTTGCTTACGTTGACCTGAGACGCAAACAAGGAAAGCGACCCTTCTATGATGGACCTCACTTCGAACTCATGAGGTAGGTCGAGGTTCTGGTTTCACAGAAGGTTGTTTAATACCAGATATAAATGGTGTCTTACGGCAATACATCATGATCTCTTTGCCGTAAGTATCAGCTAGAACATCATACAAATCATCAACTATTCCATCACCCATAGCGTCATAACATTCTTGTTGGCTCGGAAAGATAACATTAGTTGATACTGGTGTATCATGCACAACATACTCAATCACAAGTAATGTAAAAAATAATTTACCCATTGTAATGCCTTTGCTGTTTGTTAGGCCAAGGAATATTTTTCCTTTTGATAAACTCATGCAGCGTTGTTCGTTGTACTTTGAGAATCTCTGCTGCTTCTGTTTGTGTGTAGCCTGCTTTCGAGAGATCAAGAACAAGATCTATGCGCTCTTGTTCCTGTCTCTCTCTCAAGCTATACCACGTTTCGCTAGAAAGGGATCTCATTTTTCTTACCACCCATCTTTTCAGTTATCTTTATAGATAAATATTTTTTGCCTGAGTCTTTTGATTTACGTTTCCAACCAGAAAGAACCATGTCTTTGTTGGTTGCGTAATCATCAATTGGACCTTTCCAATCTGGTGCATTTTCTGCACCATCATTTTGAAACATGACTCCAAGTTTTTGGTAAACTTCCAAAACCGTTTTACCACCTTTGGTTACGTTCTTTACAATAACAAAATTTCTTTCGTTACCCTCCAAATTCATTTTACCTTGCAGTAAAAATTCTTGCTGCTCGAATGGGTCAAACCCTGATGCTGAGTTTGTGTTATCATATTCTGCCATATTTATCTCCTTATAATAGGCTTGCCTGTCGAGGATCAGTCGTTACTGGCTCGAATTTAATATCAACTAATCGGTAATCTTTACCGCCAGTTTTTGATTTGAATACATACGGATGCGGTTTCATTTCTTTCAGAGAATCAGGATAGATATACATTCTCTTGCCTGCATGGTGAATGAGAAGGCCACCCATTTGGATAGCCTTCTTCACCTCATAATCTCTTACGGAAACGAATGAACCTTTCCATAATTTTTTTACCTCCTTTACCATCATGATTAATAACCATCATTATCTTTCTTGGCTTTGTCATCTGATGTATACTTGTTACCATCAAACTTACCGAGAAAAACATCTGCATTAAAACCAAGATGAGACAACGCTTTAGTTAGCCCATCTGTCATAGCTTTCTTAGGCGCATCTTCATCAACCTTACCGTTGCGCATAAGAGCCTTGCACCCAGACACAGGACCATACACATTACTTGGTGACCCATGCCATACACTTACATTAGCTATAATAAGTGTATCATTTGGTGACAAAGTATGAACGCTTGTATCAACATGATACCCCCATCCTTCACCTACTGCACCAAATACTTCGGTAGCTTTTTGCACCTGAGAGTGCGCATCAATAGCTGTAAAACCACGACCAAAATCAACTCTCCTTAGAAACGCAGGATCTGAGGTTGATACCTGATCCCATATCTTCATATTAGTCATACTCTATTCCTTATATTAATTCTAACTGCACCGTTTTTGCTGCGCTTTAGTTGCAACTGGTCGCAGTATACCTCACGCTCATCATCATCAATCATCTTCTTGAGATCTTTCTTAGCGTTCTCAAACTGAATAGATTGCTGATAATACTTAATATAGGTAGCTGCTCTATCTACAAACATATTATCTGTAGATGCATCACGAACTACCATCTGGTCTACTGGGATATGATTTATCTCAGTAGCAATTGGCTCACCGAAACCAATAGGTTCTTCATCCCTTTGGACATACCCATTGAACTCTTTGATACAATCAAACATTCGATGCCAATATGCTTTGTCATATGATACATGACATGATTCATACTTACTGTTGCCAAAGATAACAGAAAGATAACAACTCTTTTCTTTAGCTAAAAACATATAGAACTGTAGCTGCGGCATGTAGTATGCCAACACTTTGTCCATGTTTGTAAATGCATTTGTATGTTTAGCTTCTACAATTGCATAGCTATCACGACTTACTTTGTAATGCGCATCAACTGTACCCTTCAAGGTCAAGTTAATATCTGGGTACTGTTCTTTGTATTCAAACTGATGATGCTCGAGTACACAATGATGTTCTTTCTCAAACCATTGTAAGTTTAAACTCTCACTTAGTATGCCTAACTGCACAGCTAAGTTATCTGATAGATCATCTGGTTCTTTGCGACCTGTCTTAACTTCCCACAGATCATACCACTGACCACTCATAATTGTGACTGCATCACTGCCGCCAATAAATCCTTTGCGTTCCATACTTTACCTCATCTTGTATAGTTTACTATACTGCATATATGCAGCTATTGCAAATACTTTTCCAGATCTTTTATTGTAATGTTACCACGTTCTAACAATCGCTCTCTGGATAGAGTATCTTTTAAATAATAATCTGGTATCCCTTCACCCTTCCTGATTCTATCTTCAAGTATTTCATCTGATGACTTTGGACCTGACGTAACTCTTATATCTTTAGTTCGATCAAGATAAATTTTTACTGCTTCTTTTGTAGATATAATAAAGGTCTTGCTCGTCGGCCATGTTCGCGCACCATGATTGGCGCGAACCTGTCCGTCGACCTCATTCAAAATATGTTCCATCTCATTTGGTTCTATTTGAGATGGAATGTTTTTATTTATATCTTCAACATGCAGCATAACTTCTTTGCGCAATGTCTCATGATCTGTACTTGTCGGTGGTGTATACCGCTTTAACAATTCAGTAAGCCACTTGCTTACCATACGCATACGATCATCGTACTTCATTTCTTACCAATCTTTCTAATGTTCACAACATTATCTAGTTCCGCAGCCACATCCATATTGAGTATAGAATTAAGCTTATCAGAATTAGTTTCGATCTCATCAAGATCATCTTCCCAACGCTCACCATTGAGCCACGTTGATGCATACGGAATGTATTGTTTCTCCACATGCCTAACACTTTCTGCAAAAAGCCTAGCTGCCTCAATAATTACAGAAGCTTTTTCTTTCTCACACGCACGAACGAACGCTTGCCTTGATTGACCTTTGGCTTTGCGCCTCGGATACACTTGCCAGAATTCTAAGAACTCTTGTATCTCATAGGGTAGTCGCTCTCTGCGACTATAAGATATATATGTATCGATATTAATAATATTACTAATAACTTCGTGTCGCACTGTGCGACTATCATCACTCATTAATTCACCCTTCCATATGGTTAATTGGTATCGCGTTGAGGCTGCGCGATGATTGCTCATGCGCTCCACGAAACCATGTTGCACTAAGTAATTGATTGCTCTGATCACTGTTGCTCTATGCAACTCGGTATCAGATGCTAGTGTTTGAATGCTTGGATAGCACTGACCTTCTGAGTCTACATATGTTGCAAGCGCACAATACACAGACTTCGCAGTTGAACTTCCAACTTGCGTTTTCATACACTCATGATATAAATGATCTAGTATATTTCTTCTCCTTATTAGAAATATAATTTACACTACCTCATCAGATGCCCCCTTCGTTGGGGGTATCTTTTTTATCAGCGCCTCAAACTGATCTCCTGACATTATCACACAAGTTTTTGGATTACCAGTTTTTCTTTTATAGAAAGCTATATCTCTACCTTCTAACACCTTGAATGCATTAGGAAAACTAGATCTATCCCTATACTTGACCTCACCTACTAGATCTTGTCCCACCAGTGTGAGGTGGATGTCACCTGACCATTCTCCTCCGAGCGATCCTGAGAGGGGAACGCGCTTTGCTTTGACTCCGATTTTTGTGAGCCACTCGACAAACCATCGTTCATGATAGCTGCCTTTTTGCTTATTCTTGTTTGCCATGTATCCTTCTCGTAACAATCTAAACATATATAATGATACAATGCAGGCTTCTCACTATGTAATATAGCTACAAAGTATTCTGTTATTATTTCACAGCTATCGCACTTAGCTGTGCCGCTATTCAAAGTCGAGCGGACGGACTTCGATCTTGAGGGCAAGAGCATCTAACCAACACGTCAACATAAAACCAGAAGGCACACGTTTGTATTGTTCCCATTTGTGAATTAAAGAAGTAGTACAACCTATGTTCATAGCTAATCGTTCTTGCGTCAAGCCTAATTCGTGCCGCCTTGCTACCAACTGGTCAACAAAATCAACGTATGCCTCAGTTACTACTGTCGGCTTCTGATAATTTTGGAAGGTTTGCATTTTTCTTCTTTGGATTTTCCAAAGCAGTAGGCCATGTTCGTGACAACCTATCTAACACACGGTAAACTTTCTTTGCTGTATCTAAAGAAAGCTCAGTCTTACCTGATGTTGTTCGGTAATATGTAGACGTTGGTATCTTTGCCAGTGTAAAAACTTTATGCAATGGCATGTCAACATAACGATGCTTCTCAAGGATTTGATCTAAATAACTAACTAACATGCCACACGATATGCATATGTGCAGCGTGTTAGTCAAGCCTCAGTTAAATCTGTAATCATTGATTCTCTATGAACACATTTATAATTTTCAACGTGTTTCATGGAATGAATTTCTTCTATGCTACCTGAGTATTCTTGTAAGATTTCATTTGCTAGATAAGATGCTTCATCTTTATCTTTTGCATTTATAGTAAGGTTCATACCTTCTGCATAATGAAATCCAATATTAAATAATGGCATTTTTTTCTCCTTAAACTAAAAATCTATTTCAAAAACAATGCGACCTTCACCATTGCAAGTTGGGCATTCAATACGTTTAGAATCTAAGCACCCAATGTCACGACCAAAACCATGAGGTCGTGGCATATCAACTTCAATTGTACCATCACCTTCACACTCATGACAAAGATCACTTGCATGTTTCCAATGTGTTTTTGAAAAGATTACTTTATCAAATGCCTTACTCAAATTGCGTTGCAATTCCATGTCAACATTCTTGGATTTCATTCTTACTCTCCTCCATCTGGCGATGCGCTGCATTGCCCTCAACAATTTTAACTAACTGCAACTGAAACTGTAACAGCTTACGATACATACGGTTAGGATCACCACGTTCTTTAGCTATGTCCTCAAGCTGTTGATTGACATACCATATGGCAACACGATCATCACCCATCTTCATACTTACCTCCGTATTCTGGTGGAATAAAATCATCACCAAGCTGAACACCATTAAACTTTTCCCAGTTTTCTGTTGCTGTTCTGATAAATGTTTTTCGAACAGTTTTAGTTAACAAGCCAGATTCCTCTAGCTTGTCAGCAACATCTTCGATACGGCTAGGCCAACCCAACAAAGGGCATACTTCTCTGGCTAACCACTCAATCTTTAAATGCTTTTTCTCTGCCATAATCTACTACCTCATCCATTGAAATAAAAAACTTTACATGCACAAAACCACCTTGCATTGATGATATTGCGTAATCATGTGGGCAAGTCTTGAGCCACTGTAATAGTGACTCAATGTTTTTAACTTGAACTGTAATCATAGTGAATACCACGCATCAGAGTTCATTGCTTTGGCGATCTCATTCTCACGCAACCGACGAGCATTTTCTGGATTACCTAAATGATCCGTATGTGTAGCCCACTCAGTCAATGTATTATACAATGCCCATACATTGTTACCAACGTATGCTCGATTGTTATCCCACATGCGCAAGAGTTCTTCACGCCTGCTCTTGTTATAATGTGGATACATTGGATTACCACGTTGCCTTGTCTTACACATAACATCATTGATAAATCTTTCAGCTTCATCATTACCAAGTCTACTATCAATGTAAGATTTGAACAAAGTATCTGACAGTTTGAATGCCTCAAGACCTTTCTCAATCTTAGCTGCTGATGCTTGAACAGATACATTAGTTGTATGCTTTGCCCAAGTCTTAGCTACAGTATGCGGTGTAGTGCAACCATTCATACACCAAAGACGCAAGCCTTCGGCTTGTTGTTGGAATGCCCAACTAGCATCGTATGAATTGTAGAATTGAATACGAAAGGTAATGATGTCATCAACCTTCGGTTCTATCTTAAGATCTGGAAAGATAACTTCACCTCGTAGCTTACGACCACCATCAATAACGTGGAACTTTTCTTCATACTTAGTACCAAGAGTATTAGCTACATCATCAATAGAATCCATAACACTATTGACTACATCACTGTGCGTAATGATCTTGTACTTGTCACCAAGTCCACGACTCATATGTTCGCCAGTGTCAGTGCGAACAACCACACGATTACCTTCGATCTTATTACCATGACGGTCATAAGTTTCTTGAAGTTCTACTGGGAAATCCCAAGTAGCATTAGTAAAATCCAACATATTCTTCTCCTCATGTTACGATGGAAATTAAAACTAAGAACCAGAAGAACACGCCAGAGCCACCAATTATAGTAGCAATCACAGGCCATAGTCCTTCTTGTTCAACGAAATCTACAAATGCATTATACAGTTTCATTTCTCTACCTCCGTTATGAAACTCAAACTTGAATGTAGTTTGTATAGAAAACTATACTACACATAACACCATGATGCAACCCCCACTGTCGAGGAAGGGGCGAATAAAATAGCAAGTCACAATTAATCAAGGGTGCTATGTAGCGCATCATCAATGCGCAAGCGATACCGCTATGGCGGTACGCACCGTTCAAATCGCTGCGAAGCAGCGAAAAATTTTTGGGGGGTCTTTCAACCCCCCTCAACTTTAAGCTGCTAGGATCTTATCGATCTCATTAACTTCAGCCTTCAACGCTTTGGCGTCGACCTTCTTTGAAGGTGCTTCGCCATGCGTCTCACGCAATTTATAAGGAACGAAGGGCTTGCCTCTGATTTCCTCAATGATTCCTACAGTCGCTGTATATAGTTCCATTGCTGCACTGTATTCATCAATCAACCGATCTCGCTCTGAGCGTAAACGGTT